GCATCGCGTTCCGGGGTTGAGCTTTCGCTCGGGGTTTACGCAGCAGACCTAGCTTTTGCTAGCCTACTGCGTAGATGCCAACAACTTCCGATGTTGACACTAACGTAACCGCTTTTCCAGTTACGCCATCCGTCACTCGTAAGTAACGAGCGACACGGGTCGTAGTAGTCCCAACCAGGGGCCACCGCTAACCGCTTTAAGTACTTCGTGAAGCGTTGACGGAGCAACACCTCACCGTTCCTAAGGTATCCACTTATTGCACTCAAGAGGATGCCTGGGGGATTGTGAATCAACCCCTTACGCACCATTGGGCGAGACCCAACACTTAGCAAGGAGATAGCTTCGCCGCGCGGGGTGTATCGAGAATACACGATACTACCAAACGACTTACGCGTTACTTTCCCTGCTATGAAGGGGCATACAGCCGAATACGGCACCTTTAGTCCTGCCACGTCGGTTTCCCACGGAGGCACGGGTAAGAACTCTAACCCGGGTCTCTGAAGTAGGTAGCCTATCGTGTTACGCAGGTAGATGCTATGGTTGCTGCTCCAAACGTTGAGACGGTTTATTAGTGAATACACATCCTGCTTGGTTTTCAAGCTGCGGCAATAAACACCGCGGACATTGTAGCCATTCCAAAAATCGGAACCGCAGGATTCGCGAAACGGTCCTAAGTTAAAGCTCTTCTCGCGGTTAACCTCAAAACCTAAGCGTCCCAGGATATTGACGACAAGGTCGTACGCCTCGCGGCGAACAACTATATCGTCACCAAAGACAGCGAAGGTCCCGAGGTCATCTCCACGGGGATACACAAGCTCTAAATCTAGAGCCTTATATACCCCAATAACAACAGAGCTAAACAGAATCGTCTGTAAAGGGAACGTAAAAGCATTCCCCATAGACGACACCATGTGCAACTTACGGACCTCCCCATTCGGGAGCTGTACCTTCCCAGATCGGCACTCCATCAACCACGATCTAACGTAGTTGGGAAGTATTTGCCTCAACAGGTTGATACTCACTGTGTCAGATGCAGAGCTCAAGTCAATCGTACCGAAAGCTCCGCACTTCGACCCAATGTCCGCAAGGCGCCTGTTCTTGTCGGGCTGGGTTGCCAGATTTATACCAAACCTGGACTCCAATTCCAACTCAAGCAGACGGCCCAGACCCTTCTGAACAAACATGTTCAATACGGGTTCAGTGCATATAGTCCGTGAAATTTCGCGTGATTTAGGCACAAACGAAAGCCGTGCACCCTGCACCTCCTGAAACCCCCCGAAATGGGTTTGCCGGATCTTTTCGGCTTCATCCCATAGGGGGAATTTGGAGACCTCTCTCTGATAGAGAGAGTACAGTGACGAATAAGTCCCTGTCATCGGGCCAGCCGCTACTTTATGGTAGAAGCTATCTCCGGTGGCACCTACAGACGCGCCTGGACCAACAGCGAAGCCCTCAGAAATCTTTTCAGGGCTAAGCCAATAGTCTCGGTTCGGCTGGAACCAGAAGTCATAAATACTCTTCTGAAACTCGCCTAACGCAACCGCCTGAATTTCGGACAGTTGCGACACATCAATAGAGCGAAAACTCTCACAACGAGAGTTACACGCGAGAAACTTAGATAAGGCAGCACCATCGGCGTCACTGGTCTTCTCGTCCTCGAATTTCTTCAAGAGCGAATCCAGCAGCGCCAACGATGCGACCTGCCGTCCTGTTATTCCGGGCCACTCTAGCTCACGGGTTTTCCCCGAAAAGAGCGAGAGATACGGCACGGTTGGCAAGACTTCACTAAGGTCACTGCAAAGGTGATCAAAAAGAACATGAGAGCTAAGACTCATCGTGCACTCCTTTGAAAAGTTGGGGCGGAGGGTCAAACCTCCATCTACTTCAACCTCTTACTGGTCAGGTAGGCCAGGGCGCAGCTCTTAATAACTTGGAGCAGCAACCTGATCACCTCAAGCTTCCGATCTTGGCTCATTCTTTTCGAGTCAAGGCCGGTCGCAAGATCGACTTTCAAAGGCTTTCGTAAACGGCGGCGAACTACCCTCCGCTTATCCCTACGGCTACCCAACGCCACGCTAAATAATGTTCGACACCACGGTATCGCCCAAGCCGACAGAATTTTCGGCCAAAGCACCTAGGTGCGCGGACACTCCAGCGTGAACGTTCGGCGCGTCGTACGTATCGGCTCCAGCCGGGACCTCAATGGTGGTTGTTACCATCATCACGGTCGGCGGCTGCCCGGCCATCGGAATAACCGATTTCCGGGTAATGAGCTTGTACGTATTACGCGGCACCGAGCCGACCACCCCTGTTTGCAGGTTCGCCTTACCCAAGCTTTTGTACTGCTTGGGCTTAGCAAACGTCACCGTAAACGGAGCGCCTCCCGAATGGGTTGTTACACCCGTTTGGGTACCACCCAGTGCAGTAATGGCGACTTGTTTGCCATTGCTGTCCGGAGCGGTATCGGCTACGAAAGAGTACGTCGGGCTTGTAAGCCCTGTCTGAGCTGCCCCCGTAATCGGGGAAGTGGGACTCCACATAGTGGATACTCCATTGCCAAAAGGCAGAATGTTACTGGTTAACTGCACGACGAGTAGCCCCTTGAGTTACGGCGAGCGCACCTAAATTCAACCATTTGTTAACGGTTGCCGGGACCTCTACCCTGAAATTCGGGATAGAGACTAACGGTGAGGTGCCTCTCGTGACGGTCGTCTTGAGACTACTCCATTGACCAGCGGTGCCTGAGGCGAGAACATCGAGAGATCCGCCATACGCGCTCATAAGACGCTTCATGTCCAGCTCCACAGAACGATAAGTCCTGTGGGTAGTCCGGACAGTCTTATTGACGAATATGACATCACTCTGGTCCGTCATCGCCGCGTCTAATATGTCACCAATATTGGTGAAATAGTCGACTAGGAAGGACCACGGGGTTATTTCCCACAAAGTTGGTATGAATTGTTTAGCAACAAAGCCAAACCGTTCAAGCACCTCTGTAGTACCATTAAAACCCGTGACCTGCGAGCGTAGCCCGACAATGTACCTTACTGAACCAGTAGAGTATACCCAGGTATTTCTAACAACTGGGATGTTCGCTCCAGCGATCCACAGATCCATGTCATGGCTTTCTCCTACGTCCTTGCCGGTTCGAGTCAGCCGGTTGATCACCTTTTTACGCGCCAGACTCTTGTACGCCTTAACGGCGTCCGCGATGTCTGAAGCTAAGGGGACCCAACCAAAACTGTACTCTAGCCAAGTGTCAGCCAGGATCTTCTTACGTGACTTTCGGGGTGCATTTCGCGCTCTCTTTCCTGCAGAGCGCATGTAGTCCCCTAAGCCTTGAAAAAGACCTTTGGCAGGGCGCCGAATCATTTCCATGGTTTTGCGCGCTTCCGCTACAAAGATCATACCCTGCATCTGGGTACGCTGTTCACGTATAGCACGCATCATGTACTTGATGGCCTGGTTGTCAGCGGCGTCCATATCGACGGACGCAGACGGAAACCCAGCATTTGTAACTACTGAGTCTAACGCCTGCTCTCCATATCTCTCAGAATGATCCGACCTCCGGATGAGATGAAACTCACCCTTAAAAGGCAGGTTCTGATTGAGCTGATACATCACCCCTTCAAAGGGAGTGGTAGCAGGGAGGCCTCGCTTGATGTACTCACGCCAGTTTGGCAAACCACCACCAGTCCTGAAGTTGTTATACTTCAAAACTTCACCAGATAACGAGGTTTGAGCCTGTAAAGACTCATCCCAAAATGTCACCTGGTTGCGGATCGGCCAATAGTTGGTGCGGACATCATACATTGCGAGCAATCCTCTTTGGAGTCGACATGAAATAAAAGACCGGGCGACAATGCCGGTCAAGGTGACCACCTTACCTCCCCACTATAACAGCCTGGCTTAGATCCCACCCAACTCTCTCTCGAGATGTTGGCAAAGGTCCTCGCTTACCGGCTGTAGGAAATGGGGTGCCTGCTTAACCATACTTAGGGATAGGGCCTTTCGGCCGGCGGTTATCACACCGCTCACTCTGCTGATAAGGCAGAACGTCCTCCGTTTTCAGGTTAAGCAGACATAAGGAATCCTCGACTGGGGTAAAACCCACATCGAGGGAGGGTGGTCA